TGGAATATCAAGTGATTTAAGCAAAAATTAGGTTAAATCATGACAGTACCTTGAAAACTAAATACAGAATATTTAATTAATATGAGAAGGAGGTTTGAAAATGAGTGTAGCATTACAGTTTATAGATACAGAAGATTTAGTAAAAGAATTAATGGGACGAGAGGATACAGTAGATTTCATAAAAATGTTTTTAGATAGAGAAGGAATTAAAAGAATGGAGTTAATGACTATAGAAGAATTTTGTGAGTACTTGAAAATATCTGATGTAACAGCTAGAAACATGGCAAGAGAAGCCATGATAACAAAAGATTTTATTGCTTTAAAAATAGGAAGAAAGTACATGATTGATAGAATATCATTTGAAGAATTTATTATGAAAAATGCAATGAAAGATAAAGATGTAATGAAAAAAAGAAAGGGGGTGATTTAGTTGAATGTAAGAGTACTAATAGCTTATGTACAATTCTGTAAGCAATATAATAAGAAAGCAAGTTTTGAAGGTCTTAAAAAATACAACAAAGGGGTAATTGCATGAAAATAATTTATAAAAACAAAGTTTATAAGGTAGAACAAGACAAAGTGTTATTTAGAATTACATACTATGATGAGCAGAGAGGTAGTAAGAAGTTTAATAAAGATAAGAAAGTTAAAAGAAGTACATTAACAAGAGATATAGAGGTAGTTAACTTGTATTTACCAACACATTTAAAAATAAAGTAAGCTATAAATAATTAAAGAAAAAGGTGATTAGATGCAAAGAGAGCAGACAACAATACGCCTGCCTAAAGAACTTAAAGAAAAATTAGAAAAGCAGGCGAGTAAAAAAGGAAGAAGTTTTAATAGTATTTTATTAAGCATATTACAAGAATTTATTCAGAACCCAAATGTATAGAACCATGTTCTTTTTCAAACATTTCTATATGTTTAGTAACAAGAAATTCTATTTCTTTATTAGCTGAACGAGCATTGTACTCAGCTATATATTTAAGTTTATCAAGTTTTTCTTTTGGTATTCTAATTGCAAAATGAGGATTTTTATATGTACCCATTTTAGCCATAATATCAACTCCTTTGTGTAGTCTATTTGGCAACAATTATATCACAAAAATAAATACAAAAAATATATAGGCAACATATAGACAACATAATAATAAAGTGTTATACTTTGTATTAAAGATAGGCAACACATAGATAACAGTACAGGAGGAAATTATGTTGGCAAATAGAGTAAGAACTGGATTAAGAATCCCATATGATTTAAATACAAAATTAATATTAATAGCAGAAGAAAGAGGAATGTCAAAAAATTCTTTAATATTACAAATACTTTGGGATTACATAAAAGAAATAGAAAATAAGGAGGTCAAATAATGGTTGAATTGGTAAAAGAATTTGATTTACAAACAATTAAAGTAGGAAATGCAGTAAAAGTAAATTGCAAAAGATTTGGTTTTGAAATTGATTGTATAGTAGTAGTAGCAACAGAAAAAGAATTAAATTTAGCATACTTTGATGAAGGTAGAGGCTGTATGGAGTATCAAGCCTTAATAACAGAAGATATTCAAGATGGTGATTATGAGATTAAAATTTTATCTTAGGAGGAAATAAAATGGTAGGTTTATTTGCAATATGTTTAGCAGGATTATTTCAATAAAAAAAGTGCTGGTCAAAGTAACCAACACATACAAAAAATTCAACTTATTTAGGAGGATACCATAAAATGAATAAAATTTCAAGTCGTAGAAAATATTTAGATGCTTTTATAGTAACTGATACTAAGAACATAGATAAAATTGATTGGCTTAAAAATAGACAATTAGGAATAGGGGGTAGTGATGCGTCAGCAGTAGCAGGATTAAATCCCTGGAAAACTTCTGTTCAAGTATATATAGAAAAGAAAGAAGAAATACCAATAGAAACTAAAAGTTTCAGAATGGAATTAGGCAATAGATTAGAAGGATTAGTTGCAGAACTTTTTACAGAAGAAACTGGTCTTAAGGTCCGTAATGTAAATGGAATGTTGAAAAATGAAAAGTATCCTTTTGCAATAGCTGATATAGACAGAGCTATAGTAGGAGAAAAAGCATTTTTAGAATGTAAGACAACAAATAGTTTTTCTATAAAAGAATGGGAAAATGGAGTTCCACTTCATTATGAAATACAATGCTTACACTATATGGCTGTCACAGGAGCTACACATTGTTATATAGCAGCACTTCTTGGAAATGAAAAGTTTGTATGGCACAAGATAAATAGGGATAATGAAGTAATTAAAAATCTAATGAAAATAGAGAGTGAATTTTGGGAAGAAAATGTATTAAAAGACATTTTACCAATTCCTGATGGTTCAGATGCTTATAGTGAGTTTCTGAAAACAAGGTATAAAAACTCAGTAAAAGAGAAAATAGAACTAAATCTACTTGAAGATGGTATATCAAAGTTAAAAAGATATGATGATATAGTTTTACAAATGAAAGAACTAAAAGGAGAGAAACAGCTAATAGAACAAGAAATACAAAGTGAAATGAGAGAGTTTGAGTTAGCTACATTAGGCGGAAGAATAATAACTTGGAAAGGAGCTACTAAAAGGTCCATTGATACCAAGAGATTAAGAGAAGAAATGCCTGATATAGCAGAAAAATATACAAATATAAGTTCATACAGAACATTCAAAATAAAATAGGGGGTAATATATATGGCTAGTGAAAAAGCAAAAGGAGCATTAGAAAAGAAAGTTTCAGGAGCAAATACAGTCAAGGTAAGTCCAAGTAAAGGTATGGAGCAACTTATGAATAAAATGGCAAGTCAGATAAAAAAAGCTTTACCTAGTATGGTTTCAAGCGAGAGATTTCAAAGAGTTGCCCTAACAGCTTTTAGTAATAATCCAAGGTTACAATCATGTGAACCTATGAGTTTTATAGCAGCAATGATGGAATCAGCTCAATTAGGTCTTGAGCCTAATACGCCTTTAGGTCAAGCATATTTGATACCATATGGAAATAAAGTGCAATTCCAAATTGGGTATAAAGGTCTTTTAGAATTAGCACAAAGAAGTGGAAAGATAAAAACTATATATGCTCATAAAATAAGAGAAAACGATAAATTTGAGATTAAATATGGGCTTCATCAAGACTTAGTTCATGAACCTAAATTAAATGGTGATAGAGGGGAAATAATTGGATATTATGCAGTATATCATTTGGATACAGGAGGACATAGTTTTTCTTTTATGACTAAAGAGGAAATTATAGAATTTGCAAAGAGTAAAAGTAAAAGTTATAGTAGTGGACCATGGCAAACAGATTTTGATTCAATGGCTAAAAAGACAGTTATAAAACAGTTATTAAAATATGCACCACTTAGTATAGAATTACAAAAAGCTATGGTAGGTGATGAAACAATAAAATCTGAAATAGATGAAGATATGAGCATGGTCGTAGATGAAAGCGAAAGTTTAGAAGTTGATTTCGAAGTAAAAGAAAATATGGATGGTAAAGTTAGTGTGGAAGAAGCTATAAATGTTGATTAAGTAGGTGAGGCACCTTGAATGAAGATAAGTCAGTTATAGAGAAATTAAATATATTAAGTGGTGGATACGGTCTTATGCCAAGAATAATAGCAAGAGATAGGTGGTTGACAGTTGGCGCTAGAATGCTGTATTCATATCTAACTAGTTTTGCAGGGAATGATGGAACATGTTTTCCATCTAGGGATTTAATTTGTTATGAACTAGATATATCAAAAGACACATTTACAAAGTACAAAAAAGAGCTAGAGATGAGTGGCTATATAAGGGTTCATAAGAATAAATCCAAACAAGGCAAGATGCAAAACAATATATATGAAATAGTATTTGATAGAACTTATATAGATGAATGTATTTCTAAGAGAGGTTTAAAAGAGGAGAAAAAGAAGAAAAAGCCATGTACTAAAAAGCAAGACACGGAACCGTATCCTAAAAATGTAGACATGGAACCATGTCCTACTTTTCCGGACACGACTCAGCCGGACACGGAAAATATGGACACTAATAGTAACAGTATTAATAGTAACAGTATTAATAATATGTATATAGTAAAGCAACCTGTGGATAACTTTTTAAAAGAATTTAAGAAACTGTATGAAGAAAATATAGGAGTAATATATCCAGTTACAGCTGAATGGTTATTAGAAGTATCTAAT